CCGTTGCTCTTCGTCCCGCACTTCTTGTTCGGGCTTTGCATTTTCATCATTAGTTTCTCCAAGTTTCTTTTGCAGTTCGATGTAAGCTTGTTCCAATGCTTCAGCATCTTTAAACTTACCAGCCAGCATCTGTTGCTGATCAGCTGCAGCCTGTTCACCAATGGCTAGAGCTTCTTGCTCTGCCTCGTTGAATTCAGGTTGATCAGCTGGGGTGGGATCATACGTCAGTTGTGCCATTTACAGTAATTACTTTGAGTTTACCAAGACCCACACTCTCTACGTAGTTGGGTGAACGACCGAGGCGGGGAGTACCCACCTTGGGTTTGGGTGCATACTTATTAGGTTCAGGTGTCTCCACCTTGAGGGTGGGTGCTTCCATACTAGCCATCTTAGACACAGTATTTTCCTGAACCTCTTCAGTACGTGGTGCTTCAACAGCTGTCGGTTTCTTAGCCGACCGGCGGCGTGTCTTCGCCTTCGGGACTTCCTGCCCCGCCTTGTTCATTTCCATTCATCATCTCCGATAGTTGTGGGTTTTTGGTGGGATCTGCCATTGGAGAGCTGGCAAATTGACCCGCTTGTTTGGTGACTTCCATCTGCTGTTGCTGTTGCATAGCCATGGCTTGCTCTTGTTGTACCTCAGACACGCTCTTAACCAAGTTAAGGACATCAATACCTTGAGCAGTAGCCAAGCGTTTAATGTATTCGTCAGGGTTAATGTATTTAGCAATGGATTCAGGACCCATTGTTTGTGACAATGTGGTAAGGAATTGAATCAACGATTCACGGTCTTGTCCGCGACCCAATGCATTAACACCAGCCACGATGGTTGGGTTAACAATACCTTTGGGTAGCTTGGGTAGTTGACCACTGCGTTGTAGTACCATAAGGGTACGATCCAAATAAGGCTTGAGGAATTCAACAGTCAGCAGACTGAATAGTCCACCGAGTTGTTGTTCAAGTTCAAGCTGCGTAAGGCGAACCTCTTCAGCAGTAGTGCGTTCAGACTGCCTGATGTTCAGCACCATGAATGCATCAGAGATACGCTGACCAAGTTGGTTAGCCATCTCGTATGCTGTACGGAAGTCAGCAGTCTTACCAACCTGGATAACACCAACGTCATCAGGTCTACCCTGGACGATGGCGCCGTTGCCAGCTTGGGCTATAGTCTGTGGTTTGGTGGTGCTAGAGGGTGAGACAAGGAACACAACCTTTGCGGCTGCTGCAGAGCCTTCTACGAGTGCCTGAGACAATGCCTCAAGACTCTTCAGGTCTCCAAGGAATTCCTCTACTCTACCTCTACCATAATCTTCACCATCAAAGGTGTTAAATCTGAGGACCAACCAAGGAGAAGCATTCTTCGGTGCGGTGCTACGGCTGCCAGGAATTACTTTTTCAAATACTTCCTGATGCCAGACCCACCGACCATTGTCCTTCTCATATCGGACGTATGTGTAGACATCTACGTCGTCATCAACAGTGCCAGAACCAGTCCTACCATTCAAACCACCACCGGCACTAACCTCGTTGGGTTTGGGGTCTTTAATGTCAAGTAACTTACGACTGATTTTTTCTTTAGTAACAATTTTTAGGATGTTACCATTTCCATCACGCTCTACAACATAACGATTTAGTGGGAAGTTCTTCAAGCCATCCTTACCCATAAAGATCAGGCTATTGCCTGCAACAATTAGGTGTTTGATTGCTTGGTGTACTATCACCCTGTCGTTACTGCCGTTGATCGATTCCATTACCATGCGTTCCATCTTGGAGAAGGACAGGTCCAACTCACTACGCATTTCAGGTTCAAGTTCAACACCAAGTTTAGCGTCGTTGATTTGTAGCTTAAAGAAGCTAGTCTGTGGCGGCAGCAAAGCAAGCATAAGTTTACTTGCTAAGGTTACTACCGCTTTAGCACCAACGGATTGCCAAGGTGTCTTCAAAGGTTTATAGTTAGAGTTATCCTCTTCTTGAACCATAAGATAAGGAAGAGTCAACTTACTACATTGAAGGGCAACGTCAAGAAATTGTTGCCGATCACTTTGAAGTTTATTATAGCATTGCTGTGCGGTATTCACAGGTTAATGCCTCCACTAGACTCGCTAGCATTAATACCACTAGATGTACCTCGCAGACTACTAGCATCCCGACGCCCAGTAGATGAAGTCTTACGACGACTGCTACCAATAGTAAGCGTGGGTCGCTGCTCCATTGTTTTGGTTTGTTCCGGTGGAGGTGCTGGTTTCGGCGGGGGAAGAGGTGCCGGAGGCGGTGGTGGGAGAGATGGCGGGGGAGGAAGCTTGGGGGCTTTGGGTTGACTACCACCAAAACACATTAGTCTGCCTCCATATATTTAATGATCCATTCGACAACACTACGCTGTCCAGATCTGTACATAATTTTTTCCATTGTATCATCAGGTGATGGGTTCACGGGTGGAAAGATTTCGTTTAGCTGGGAGACCATAGCATTAGCTTGAATACCTGTGGTCTCCAGCAGGCTAAGCGTATTGTGGGAGGTTGACATTAGAATGTTCAAAGAATGCGGGCATACGTGCAGCCCTGGTGGCAGAAAGTTCTGGTGCTTTGCCCTCATACATTAGCCGGTCGCTAGAATCCAGCCAAAATTTTTTGTCCAGAAATTTATCGGCTTGATTGGCTTTTAGTGGTTCCATTACCCATTGAATCGTCGCCTTGCGGAGTTTATCCAAGGAAGCAGAAGGTCGGAGTCCCAACTCTTGGCATACGATTGAATTCGTTGCGACATGAATTTGCTCATCTCTTGAGATGTCAGCTGAACAGGTTCGCATGGCAGCGTCACCATTAAACCTAAAAAACGGCAATAGAACAAAGAAAATCGCTCTTTCTGCGACCATCGCTTTGAGAATGGTGTGATCAGGATGCGAAGTCCAAGCTTCTCGGAGTAACTTGGCT